TCATAAAGCTTGAACTGTTCGGTATGGCCGAAATGCTGAAAGATTTGACCGTTTTCATAGGTAACTGCAATTTTCATAATGGATTCTCCTTTGTATTTTTTGTTGGATTTTTCTGTGTTGGCTCTCTGCATCCGGCAGCAGCGGCCGCAGTGGGCTGCCTCCTGTCCTCCGCAGATGCGGTAGTTTCCCCCGGTGATGTGCAGCGGTTTCCCGTGGACAAGACAAGCTGCGATCTTGCGCCGTGCGCTTCCGTAAATCTCCTGCACGGTAGAGCGGGAAATGTCCATTTGCGCGGCACACTGCTCGTGGGTTTGCTGCTCCAAGTCAACCAGCCGAATGACCTCATACTCGTCCAGCGTCAGCAGGATCGGCTCGGCATCCTTGCACCCGTTGGGGCAGAAGGTATCGACTTGTGGTGCGCCACAAATCCGACGGCACCGTGGCGGTCTTGGCATGGACACGTCCTCCTTTGTTTTCGGTATATACCGATTATACAATGTGATTAGAGAATTGTCAATAAGAAGTGAGCTTTTTACCACCTCGGAATTTGAAGGTCATTCGTCCGTCGGCGTGAACGGTCACTGTGTCAATGACTGTCAACCAGAGCTTTTCGTCAAACTCGGTGAGGGCATCCAATTCCTGCACCTCGAACATAAATGCTCCGATGGCTTCTGCTTGGGCTTCCCGTGCCGCCTTTGTGGCGCGGAGCTGCTCAAGCTGTGCCTTGGCTTTTTCATACCGCTCTACAAACCCATTGTACCGGGCGGCGTATTCTTCCTGGTTCTGTGCCGTCTGCGAATTCTCTGCAATGCAGCGTTTTGTCAGTTCGGTCACCACATCGATCTCCTCAAGCAGGCTCTCGATTTCTGTATCAATGCCTGTACAGTCTGTCAGGGTGGCTTGCATCAATCGGCAATCCTCAAGGATGTTGTCTTTGCTTTCGATGATAGCGTTAAGGGCGGTCACGAACCGCGCTTTAATGGTTTCCTCGTCCAGATGCGGCGTTTCGCATTTGTGCTCACCCTTGAATTTGCCGTTGCATTGCCAGATGACCCTGCGGTATTTTGAGGTCGAGTTCCAGACTTTTGAGCCGAAGTAGGAACCGCAGTCCCCGCAGACGATGCGGGAAGAAAAAATGCTCTTTCCGCTGTACTGGCGGCTGATCTGCTTGCGCCGCGCAAGCTCCGTTTGAACTTTATCGAACTCTTCCGGCGTAATGATCGGCTCATGGCTGTGTTCCACATAATACTGCGGCACCTCTCCCTCATTGACCTTCCTCTTTTTCGTGAGGAAATCGACCGTGAAGCATTTCTGAAGGAGTGCAGCGCCCTTGTATTTCTCGTTTTGAAGGATGCTTTCCACTGTACTGGTCTGCCAGCGTTGTTTTCTCGATGGAGTCGGAATCCCATCTGCTGTCAGTTCCTTTGCAATGGCCCCCGGCGTCAACCCCTCCATGAATCGAGTATAAATCCGGTGGACAACGATTGCCTCCTCCGGAACGACTTCTGGAAAACCGTCCGCTCCTTTGCGATAGCCGAGGAACTGCTTGTATGGGAGGTTGACCTTTCCATCGGCAAACCGTTTTCTCTGTCCCCAGGTAACATTCTCGGATATGGAGCGGCTTTCTTCCTGTGCCAAGCTCGACATGATGGTGAGCAGCAGTTCGCCCTTGCCGTCAAAGGTGTAGATGTTCTCTTTTTCGAAGTAGACTTCTACGCCTTTTTCTTTCAGTTTGCGGATGGTAACCAGGCTGTCAACCGTGTTTCGGGCGAAGCGGCTGACCGACTTTGTGACGATGAGGTCGATTTTACCGGACATGGCGTCGGCGATCATTTCATTAAAGCCGATGCGATGCTTGGTATTCGTGCCGGAAATGCCTTCGTCGGTGTAAACCTTAACAAACTCCCATTCGGGATTGCGTTTGATGTATTGCGTGTAGTAATCCACCTGTGCCTCGTAGCTGGTGAACTGCTCATCGCTGTCTGTGGACACTCTTGCGTATCCTGCGACCCGCCGTTTTTGTACAGCCACCTTGGAAAGGTGCGTCAGCGGATTGATGGTCGGCGGAATGACTGTGACCGACCGTGCTGCTGTTCTGCTCATTCCTTTTTCCTCCTTGCCTGTAATGCCCGCTGCCGTGCCTTTTCTTTCATTTCAGGCGTCCAGCTTTCTGCTCTGGAGCGGTCTTTCCATCGTTTAACGATTTCAGAACCGTCGTCCATGCAGTACACGACCACATTGTTTTTCTCTGCTCTGATTGCCGTTATTTTGCTTCTGACCATATCGCTGTCGATGCTGCCCTCTCTCAGCACCTCGCAGGTGAGGACTTCGAGCGTTTCTTCTGGAATCCGCTTAGCGGCACATTCAGATTTACCTTTGGTTTGGAATGTAGTGCAATTCCAGTAATGCTTTTTGCGGTAAGTGACGCGCTTATATGTGTTGCCGCACAGTCCGCAGTGAATCAGCCCCGAAAAAACTGAACGAGTCGGTTTCTTGCGGTTGGCAGTCTGCTGCGCCAGCATTCTGAGCCGCTCCTGTGCCTTATCAAATGTTGCCTGGTCGATGATTGGCTCATGCGTTCCCTCGGCATAGTACATCGGAAGCTCTCCGCGGTTCGGCAACAGCTTCTTTTCAATGTGGTTGTTGCGGTATCGCTTTTGCAGGAGCGCATTGCCGAGGTACTTTTCATTGGATAAGGTATTCCGCATCCGCTCCGCACACCATGTGCCGCCGAGAACGCCTTTATGTCCTCTGGCATCAAGGTCACGACAGATGGAACTCATGCTCTCGCCACCGTTGAACCGTGCAAATATTTCTCGGACGATGGCAGCGTCCACCTCATTCACCCTTATGCCGTCCGGCGTGATGTCATAGCCGAACAAAAAGCGGAGATTGACGATTTCTCCGTTTTCAAAGGCTTTTCGGACACGCCATTTCTGATTTTCACTGGCTGACAAACTCTCTTCCTGTGCGTAGGATGCCAGAATGGTCATCATCAGCTCACCGTCCGTACTCATGGTGTGGATGTGCTGCTCTTCAAAGAATACATCTACGCCCAGGCTTTTCAGTTCTCGGACAGTCTGAAGAATCGTCACCGTATTTCTGGCGAAACGGGATATGCTCTTCGTAATAACAAGATCGATGTTCCCTTGGCGGCACTCCTCAATCATGTGCTGAAACCCAGCTCGTTCTCTTTTTGTGCCGGTCACAGCCTCATCGCTGTAAACGCCGCAGTACATCCACCCGTTGTGGCTCTGAATCATTTTACTGTAATAACTGACTTGAGCGGACAGCGAATGCAGCATGGCATCCTTTCCTGTGGAAACACGGGCATAAGCGCAAACACGCAAAGCTTTCGGCTGTGCGGGTATTAGGGCATCGACGCTTTCTACAACTCTCTCCATGTGGTTCACCTCCCTTTGGTGTGTGACATATTACCTCTAAAAACACGATATATCCAGCAATTTCAGCGGAATATACTACACGAAGATATGCCGTATTTCTCGGCTATAATTGTATCGATCTTAGCGTACTCTTTGGCTGATATCAGCCCCTTGGAACGCATACTCCGGGCGAGTGCCATCGCCATCTGGTAGGCAAACAGACGCTTATCGTAATCACTCATGGTCGGCCTCCTTCCTGCGGAATTTCAAATAGCAGTCACGGGAGCAGAACACCCGATGGCTGTTGCCATAGCTTTCAAACTGCTTCCCGCAATGTCGGCAAGTGAGTGTGTAGTACGCTTTTCGCTGCACTCTTTCGGGATGTGAGTTCCACCACGCCATTCGGCAGGCATCGGAGCAGAACATCCTTTTCCGTTTATGCGGCGTCTGCTCAAGCGGAGTCAGGCAGTTTCGGCACAGGGCATTTGAGTCCGGCATCTCTTTGATCTGCACATGATGTCTGGCGCAAAAGGACTTTACAGTGTTTAGCGGTAGCCCTGTTATAGCGGATATTTTCTTATACCCGTAGCCCTGGTGTTGGAGTTCCACAATTCGTGAGCGTTCCGTGTCTGTCATAGTGATACCTCGTTCCTGAGAAATAGCGTTTCTCGCTATACCCAGAGAAAAGGCACTTTTGTCAGGGTAAAATGGGCAAAAAAATAACGCCCTCCACGGAAAAATCCGCAGAGGGCGTGTGATAGGTTCGGTTTACTTGTTCGGAATCTTCAGCTTCATGCCGCTGTAGATGACATTGCTTTTCAGCCCATTCAGGCTGACGATTTCCTTATAGCGGTTGCCGTTGCCGAGATACTTCTTGGCGATTGCCCAGAGGGTGTCACCATGCACCACGGTGTGGATGCGGTAATCCTCG